TTCTAGGATATAAAGGTACAGATAAGGGTCGCTGTATTCTCCTTGATCGGTGGGTGATACAAGGTCGGCATCGTAGTTGGTAAAGGTTACTGTGGCTTCTCCATCTGCCACTAAGTGATACATCTGATAGAAGTGTGGTTGTTGTTCGATGCTTACTGTTGAGCTTGGGCTGAGCGTAGCTGTTAAGTCATAGATGTAATCAGCATAAGCCGCACAGCACATTAAACATATTAGTAGTATCTTTTTCATCGTCTCACTTTTTACTAAAGAAGTTAATTATTTTATATAGCTTGGAGTCCTCAGGCATAAACATACTAATGGTAGCTAGGAGTCCTATGATTCCTATTCCTACCGCAAGCATATTACCCTTGATTGCCTCCCAAATTATTTCTATGTAGATCATATCGGTGTTGCGTCCGTATTTTCATCGTCTCTGTTAAATAAATTTCTAAATGTTTCTCGTATTGAATTCTGTTGATCAGGTGTTGGTGGCTCTGGAGTAGGTATTGGTTCGTTTAACTTTTCCTCAATCTCTTTTACTTTCTCTTCACCTAACTCCTTAACCGCTTCTTCTCTTGCCTCCGCTTTAGCTTCTTTTTGTTCTGCCTCTACCTGCTTTTCTTTTGTTTCTTCAGATGCTTTAGCTACTTCTTTCATAACTTGTGCGGCTTGTTTAACTTCCTGCTGTATAGCTTTAGCTTCTGCTTTCTCCGCTATGGCTTGCTTCCTAGCCTCTCCTACCTTTACCCCAACAAACGACTGAGTGGTAGGTATAACCTCACCCGCATACTTAGATGTTTCTGGTGGCGTTATCGTCCCAGTATCAACGAACTCTGCCACCATCGGTCTTGCTACTTCAAATACTTCGTGCGAGTTATCAAATATGTGGTTAGCCTGAAACGCACCCGCACTACCCATTGCGACCAGACCACTAGCACCCATACTCTGGGCTTGTGCTACTACCGCTTGAACAACGCTTTGACCTGCTTGAGATACAGTTTCGGTTGCCACAGTTGTTGTAACTTGGTTACCAGCTTCTGACTCAATGATCTTGCCTTTGCCACCACTTGATTTAGTTTCGCTTTTAACTTCATAAGTCTCTCCATCGGTGTACATTACACCTTCAAATCTTACCTTCTTACCTTTATCACTCATCTCCCAATCCATAAGCCTCAGTAGCTAACAAAGAATTCCGTTCCTCTATGGTTAACCAGTCATCAATAGTATATCCGTGTAATCCGAGCCAGTCTTCCCAATCCTGCATATCATCATAAGTTATAGCGGGTGTGCGGTAGGTTGCCGCTTGCATTGCCGCAAGTGTAATAACAACTGTAGTGCCGTCTATCGATAGAACCTGACCTATCGTGTACTCACCTAGTGTCTTGTACTCAGTTGGGTTGCCTTCCTCATCAACTTCTTCTACAGCCCAGTTAGCATAGTCAGGCATTTGTTGATTGAGAAAATCTACTGGTACTTCTAGGAATGCGTAAGCTACCCCATTGGTGTGGAGAAACTTATCGTACTTGTGTGGCTCAACTACTTCTTCATCCAACATAACTTCTAGTCCTTGTTAAATCATCACCTGTTAATGCACTAGAGTAGTCTAGTATCTGAACAATGTTGCCATTGTCTTTACGAACAAATGTTTCTGTTGCAGTTGCATTGTTGATAGCAAACAACTGTGCTGAGGTTAAACTGTTAGTAACCATAGCTACACCGCACTCAGAGCCGTTATGAACGAACCCTCCAAGGTTGCTAATAGTTGTGTTACCTGTGGCGTAGTCTGCACTCACAAGCGAACCTGCTGTGTCTGCTACACGAGTACCCCAGAATGTTGCTGTAGCACCAGAACCTACTGTGACTGTGCCGTCATTGTTGTTAGTAGATAAATCCTGTACTGTGGTTGTACCAATGTCGCTTTGGAAGTCATATTCAGCTTTAGTAGTACCACCATCAGTTATTTTAAAGGAGTGAAATTCTCCGTCGAAATATCCAGTACCTCCTTTTTGTCCTAATATAAGATTAGCTGAACTAAATGTAGGAGTTCTTGTGCCGCTTCCTACAGTAGTGTATGTGCTATCTGTTGCAACCTTCACTTTAACTACCCAAGCGTTTGATGATGCTGTATATTCTACACGAGTATCATATAATGTTTCTGTTGCAGGGTCTATTCCTGTACTAGCTGAAAACACATAACCATTCCCAGCATATAACTGCCATTCTCCATCGTTAATTCTAAAAAAGTATCCTGCATTTCCATTACATTGATGAATAGTTCTTGTACCAGTAACAGTATCTGCCTTTATTCTAGCATCTATTATTAAGTCACCGCTAGGGTTGTAACCTGTGTTTATCTCGTCAGCCGCACCATCAAAGGTAGCAACCTGTTTAGTTTTGGTGTTGAGTGCGGGTATTTTTTTAACAACAGTAAACTTAAGGTCACTAATAACTACATTAGCACCATTAAGTACAATAAGTTGAATATCACAAGTGCTTGAAGTAGCATTAAGAGTAGTAGAAAAAGTGTATGTACCTATTTCACCGCCTAAGAATACAGACCCTTCAGACCATCCTGCCGAGCTTGATGATATAGCTACATCAGCATCAGAGCCAGCTCCCCCTGTTTGCACTATAGTACCAGATACAACCAAGGTGTCGCCAGAAACTAACCCATCAACAACTTGCCTAATTCTGCTAGAAGTTCCTGTGTTACCTGTTAATGTAAGATTAGATTCATTTATTGTCCAAGCACCACTAGCGCTAGAAGTTAAATCCCAATAACCTTCGTAACCTTTAAGTATATCTGTATCAAAACCATACTCGTGATTCCAAGACTCGACTCCGTTAAGTGTAGTCCAAGTAGCAGTTGTTATTACTCCGTGATGTCCATTACCGCTTACATCGTATGCTTTAGTGCCAGAGCCTTCTGCTAATGGTGCGTGTACTAAAGTATCAAGACCAACAACAACTTTAAAGTTTGACACTTTTCCTGCCGCACAAGTAGTTGTTCCAGAAGTATGACCTTTCATTAAATTAAGATCACCAGTAGCTTCTGAATCTTCTGAGCTGACAGATAACGCAGATTCAGCAACACCATTAATAGTTAGTTGGATTGAGTTAGAGCCGTTATATGCAAAAGATAATTCATATTTTGTATCTGCGGATATTGACCCTGCATCAGCTACTAACGCACCTCCTTTTCCGTGAAGAAAAGTTTTAATAGAGCCATTAGCCATTACACGAAGCCATCCTCTGCCTGTGCCTGATCCTGCTGACTGAGATAATATGTCATCATCATTTACAAGAGTAGAGGGAGCTTCATAAACAAAGCTAACTGTAAATGCACTTGTGTTAAAACCACCTACACTAAAAGAAACAAAATCATTTGTACCATCAAAGTCGAGGCAGTTGACACCAGTCAGGTTAGCATCCGTACCCTTGCTGTTTGCAAGCGTTTTGCCATCTGCCGTAGGTGCTTTAAGCCAAGACGTTATGTTGGTGAAGGAAGGCAATAACCCTCCAACACCAGCACCGAATGAACCGAAGCCCGCTCCAAACGAACCAAAGTTCATTACACTTCTCCGATTGACACCACATTAATTATCGCAGAGGTAGCAATACGCTCACCTGCACGAACAATAGTAGTGTAAGAACTCCCAAATGTAATTAGCTTGCCGAGGCTGTAACCAGTACCAGTCCCATCAGGAACAGTAGATGTCCCATTAGGTGTTACCGATACATAAGCATCTGCTGCTGTTGGTGTGATTACAACGTGACGATCACTACCTGCATCCCATATAGTTGTAGATGCGGCTGCTAAGTTTTGTGCTTGTGATACATTCAAATGTGCATACTGCATATTATTATTGTATCTGTCTTGTGCTAACATTATATCTATCATACCTTACCTTACCTTTATGTTATAATTGAAAACTTCTATGGTGCATATTTGATTGATCTGTTGAGGAATAAGTTACTCTCCAATAATAATTAGCAGGAACAATACCGCTAACGGTTGCCTCTGAATCTCCTGAAGAATCACTTAAAATCATAAATTGACTAATCAAAATGCTGCTACTCATATCACTATTTGTACTTATATTTAAATCGAGCTGACTGATATCATTACTTGAGTGTAACCCAAAAGAAACAAACAATGGTCTACCTGTATTATTTTCAAATATTGTATTGTTAGTAGTTGAATGACTTAAATTATTATATCCTCTTAATGGGTCTGCCGCCCTAGCATTTACTATAGTATCTGTATACGCTTTAATTGATTGCTGTGTAGCAAGAGCAGTTGGACTATCAGAAACCATATTATCTTCGTCATTAACAACAACTTCTTGTGGTGCCGTAGTAGAGCCACTTGTGTTACCCAATACACGCATATTAGTCACGTTTTCAATCTTAGCCTTAGTGATAGCACTATCAGCAACCTGTGCTGTACCTACCGCATTGTCTGCAATCTGGGCTTGTTCAACAGCGTCATTAGCAATCTGTGCTGTATCTACCGCATCATCAGCTATAAGAGAGTTGGTAATGCCATCATCCTTAACGCCTACTTGATTGTTAACAAGTTGCAAGCCACGGCTAGTATCAACGGATGCAGAACCTTGAATCTGTGCAAGCTCTGTTATGCTACCATTGGAGTCAAATCCTAAAATCTTACCAGCACGATCTGTGGCAGATGAGTCCACGTTATATGTGGTAGTGTCCGCATCGGTTACAGGGAATGTAATTGAGCGACTGAACTCGTCATTCTGCTGTTGGTTCTGTGCTACAACCCGGTCAAACGCTTTGTTCAACGCTGTGGGGTCGATGGTTGCACCTTCCTGTAGGTCGTACTCTTGAGTGTATGCAACGTCACGCTCGACTGTGTACTTGTCACCAGCAGTAGAACTAGCGATTGTTACTGTGCAACCCTGTGCTGGGTCGCCATTGGTTGCTGCGATCTTAAAGTTATCAGCACCGACCACGCCTGATGTGGGAGTAAGCTGTGTGATCACACCAGCAGATGTTTCTCTGGCAACCTTGATGTCACCAAACTTCTTAGTTGTACCCGAATCACCAGCCAGAACTGTATCGAAAAAAGGTAAACTAGATGTCAAAGATGTTGTTCCCGCTGCTGGGGAAAAACTCTGTTTATTTGTTGTACCAGACAATGCCATAACCAAACCTCGCTTGTTGTTATATTAAACTCTTTATATTAATGTCAAGATTATTTTTCTTTTAATTATATTTCATTCCTAAATCTATATTAATAGGCTCATTATCTTCAGATATTCCAAGTATTTCTAATGGATTTCCAGTTTCAGCAGCATTTCTAATTCTATTTGAAAGCGTTACTGGATACCCAGCTAATGCTAATCCATCTTCAAAATCACGCCATTTAAGTTCTTCACCCTTAATAGCTTTAGAAAAAGTTTGTGTAGCAGCTTTAGCTCCCGCAATAACAGGAATTTCATATTCATATCCTTTTCTTGTTTGGTTAGCTACATTTCCCAAGGGTGTTCCTGCTGTAAGTATTAATTGAAGGGCAGCATCAGCAAGTTCTTCTGGACTTTCAGGTAGTTTTAAATCATTGTCTATAATCCATATACCCATACCAGATAAACCTAATGATGTTAAAAGTGTTGCTGCCTTTTCTCTGGATTCTGCGTCTTTAAAGTTTTTTGCTAAACGTGGGTATCTAACAAAAAGAGCATTAGTATTTTTTACTAACTGGTTTGTAAACATAAGAAACCATCTAGCTCCTTCGTTTCTATATATACTTGGTAACTCTTCTGGTAAACTTGTAGGCTGTGTTCTTGATGTAGCATCTCTTGCTAAATTTAAAGCTTGCTCTTTAGTTTTTCCATCAGCTCTTGCTTTTTTATATACAGCATAAGAACCTGCAACCTTTACCTCTAAGTCCATTCTCATAATAGCTTTAAAACCAAGCATAGCACCATCATCTAATATTTTTTGAAATAATTTAGGATTTTTATTTCTAAAATCATTAAGAATACTATCGATTGTATTTTGTTTTAATACAGGATCATTAGATAAAATAAATTTTCTTATTTCCGGGTTTACAGTTGATTCGGCAAAAGAAACCATTAATCTAGTAAAACCTTCTGCACCACCACCTAGTTCTTCCATATATCTAAAGTAAGATGGAATCTGTTTTAAAACTGTTTTAAAGTTATATGCTAAATAAGCAGTAGAAACATTTTTTCTTAATCCTCTGCTTAATTTATTTCCTATAGTATAACCTAAATTAGGATTAGCTACTACATCTGCGTGAGATTTTAATTCTTCTAATATAGAATTTCCGTAAGCTTTTTTAATTAAAGGAGCTGTTGTTTTGTTTGTAGCTAAACCTCGTAATGTTTTTACAACATCATATTGCGTCATATAATGTTCTTGCATATCTACCATACGTTTATATTCACCAAATAAATCAAGATTTACTTTTGCGTTTGACTTAACACGTTCTTTAGTAAATGGATTTGCTATACCATTATTATTATCATTTTTTTTGCCAGAAAACATATCGTGTATATCATCTGATCCACGTTTAAATTCTGCGTCTTGTCTAAATAAAGGAGTATAATAATCAATTTTAGCTAACACTTTTCCTGTATATCTAGCATAAGCTTCGGCTAATCTAGGTCTATGAGCTGCATAATCTGCTATAATAAAATCAGCTATTTTTTTTAAATTAACATTATCTTCAACATATTTTATTGCTGCATTTAAAGCATTAGTATCTTTTTTAAAGTTTCCATTAAGAATAGCATCATAACCACCCTTTTGTTTTGATTTAGCATATATACCCGCTAATTCAGATAAAGATAATTTTTGATACCCTTTATAAAAAGAAACCCGTTTACTTAAATCTCTTGCTGTAAATTTAAGATTTTTTAATAAATTATTAAATGCACCTATTCTTGCTTGAGTATTTTTTAAAGCAGTTGATCTTCCTTCTCTTCTACGAGTAACAACAGAATTATACAATTTACCACCATACTTACCTTTAGTTCCGTCAAGTAAATCTACAATATTATCTATAGTAACAAATTTTCTTCCTTGACTTACTAAATTTCTAACAACACCTTTTACGCCTGTTTCAGGTCTATCAATAACTTCTATTTTTTTAGGTTGTTTTTTTGGTAAATTAGCTTCAACGCTTTTATAAATTTCTTTTCTGTTTTCTGATTCAATTTTATTAGAACTTGTTTTAATTTCTTTTGCTTCTACTTTTGCTGCTTTTTTTCTAGCATTACTAATATCAACAATTAATTTTTCTTTAGTAACACCTGATCCACCAGCTTTTATTCCTAAAGATTTTGCTTCTGCTCTAATTTGATTATATGATGCTGTTTCTAAATTTAATATATCTGTAGATACTTTTTGAGGTGCAAGCTCTGCATCTGTAGAACCTTTTTCATAAATTGTTTTAGCTATATCTTCACTTGTTTTTAATACAGGATTATCCTCAACTTCTTTAATTGCCTTTTGCCGTTCTTGTTTTGTTACTTTTACACCTTTTGCTTTAGGCGCTGGCATAAATTCAAACCCACCAACTACAGGTAAATATTCAGGAAGTTTTACATTAGTTTGAACACGCCTAGTCATAACACCAAACACAACATCAGCAGTAAATAGTTGTATTCCTTCTGACATTAAAAATTGTTTTTCTATTTCAAATATTTCTTCTTCAGTAGCATTTTCTCCAGCAACTTGAACAGCCATTAATCTTGCTTTTTCTTGTGCATCTTTCCATCTAAAAACTAAAGACCCTGTAGCATTAGCACCTATATCTTTTATAATAGCTCTAAAATTTGTTTTTGATAAAGAAGTAAAAGCAGGTGTCATAGAAAGACCACCCATTATGGCTGCATTTTTAAGTCTAGTTTCTTGATCGCCAGTAGTAGTTAAATAAGTATAAGCACCCATAAAACCAGAACGTAATGATGTTATTTTAAATAATTCTTTATAAGATTTACCTTTTGCTATAATAGAAAGTTTTTTTCCTTTAAGCAAAAAGTTTGCAGCTTGCATCATTTTACCTATTAAAATAAAATTGCCTGCAATATCACCAACTCCCTTTTTAATAGTTCGTTGATAAAATTTATTTTTGTCACCTTCTAATAAAGCTTCATTTAAACCTTGTTGTTGAATTGCTTCAAATTGTTGAACTTTTTTATTAAAATAATTATCTTCTTCTGCACCAATTAAATCAGCTAATCCACCTACTCCACCAAATATAGCTTTACCAAAACCAATACCTATAGCTAAAGGAGTTCTATCAGATACTTGATCTTCTAAAAATTCACCTGCCGCCGCATTGCCAAGAAAAGAAGTTTCTATTATGTCAGCAACAACTTCACGTTCTTCTTCAGTAAATTGTTGCATACTAGGCATTTGTTTTACTTGTTCTTTATTGTAAACTTCTTTTAATTGAGGAAAGGCTGTAAAATCTACATTATCATCTTTTTCTTTTAATATAAAAGAGGATAAATTAAATTCTTCTTTATCTACAGGCTCAACCACAGGTTCAACCACAGGTTCAACTTTAGGCTCAACTACAGGTTCAACCGCAGGTTTTTTTAATATATTAAAATCTTCTTCATTAGCTAAACCATTAAGAATAGCTTTTCTTTTAATTTCTTCTTTAGAAGTGCCTTCAGGAACATTTTTAATTACAGAACCATTAGGAAGTCTTATATCTCTAATAGCCATTATTTAATCCTTTAAATCATTCCAATTTTTTGTTTCACCTACAGGTTCAACCACAGGTTCAACTACAGGTTCATCTAATAAATTATACTCATCAATTAAAGAAGCAATACTTTCTGTGTTATATTTTTCTCTAACACGATTCATTTCAGTCATTGCTCTTTTTCTAACTTCTTGTCTCGAAGGCATTTTAGGTTGACTACTAACCCAAATTTCCATAGCGTTTTGAAAATCAGACATAGCATACCTAGAAAGTTCTGCAACAAACTCTTTTCTTTCTGTTGTATTCATATCTCCCCAGACTGCTTCTCCCATTATTTTACTTCCCAAATTCATAATAAAATTAGGACTAGTTATTAACTCTCCTTTCGCTATATCTGTACTTAACGATGCTTCAAAAACTGCCATAACATCTTTATAATTTGGATTTTCATATCTTTCTGTTATTAAAGTTTTATTTAAAGCATAACTCATTAATTGACTCATAAATTGAGGTGGTAAATCAGGATCAGACGTATATTTATCAATAATAGTAGATATTTGATCTTCTTTATTATTAATAAAAGCTGATCTAATATCTTCTTTAGCTCGTTGAAGTTCTGTTATATGCTTCCCCTCTAAAGGAATATTATTTTTTAATCTATTTATTTCAGCTAATCCCTGTTTTTCAGGCAAATTATTATTAGCTATAGCTATTTCTACTGAAGCTATTTGTTCGGATACTAAAAGATTTTGATAATTTTTATTTAAAAAGAATTCTGTTGCTTGTTGATTTTGTTGTCTACCTAAAACCTGCCTAGCTTCATTTAAAGCTACTTTTAATTCTCCTTCATCTAAACCATTATAAGAACCTTCTGGTTCTTTTCCTTCTCTTTGTTCTGTTAATATTTGAATAACTCTTGAAGGGTCATTATTCATATCTACTGTTAATTTTTGAAAAGTTAAATTTTTATTTAAGTTATTACTAAAGTCTGCCTTTTGTTTAGTAGCCCAAGCTGGAGTGTACTCTTTTGAAAGACCAATGAGTTCATCTGTTGCTGTATTAAATTCAGCTTCGGTTCTTGCACCTGTTTCGGATTCTGCTCTTATAAGTTCTAAAGTATTAATTCTTTCTAAAGTATTATTAGCACCTACTGCCGCAATAGCTTCTATATCAAATCTTTTATCTTCCCCTATTCTTGAATAATTAATATCCTGCATAGATTGCGGAAGATATGTATTGCTATCAACAAGTTTATTTACATCTTGAGTAAAGGTATTAATTAACGCATTTGCTTCTTCTTCATTTTTAACATCTTTTAATGAATCTTTAAGTGCTGTTTGCATATTAGTATATTCAACATTAAACTTTTGCACTTCGTTTTTGCTTTGTATTTCTTCTGTTTCTTTTCTAATAGCCTCTTTTTGTTTTTGAAAAACATCAAATACATCACCAGCCGCTCCAGCAACCGTTGCTAAAGTTTGAGCATCAGCACCAGCAGCTTGAATCATTGCACTAGCTGTTGCACCGCTAATAGCTTGAGTTCCAGTTTGAGCCGACACCCCTACTTGTCTGTCATATTTTTTAAGTGAAATAGCCATTATTTTCCTCCCATCTAAGATAACGCATTTGCTGCACCCAATACGCCACCAATCATAGCCTGACGACCTTGTGCTTTATATGCTGATGCCTGTGCCTCTGCTCCCATTCTAGCCATTTGTGCCTGTGTTTCCCCGCTAATTCGTGCAATATCTTGTTGACGTTCTAACTCTAACAAATCAAGTTGCATTTCTTTAGCAGATTCAATTAAACTTAGCAAGTCAGTTCCAAATACTAATCCACCTCTAGCTGCAATACTCATACGTTGAGTACTTTTAAACTCACGTTGTTGTTTCATTAATCTTTTAGATGTAAATTCTATTGCATCCTGTTCAGCTTCAGATTGTATCATCGCAACTTTAGCGTTGTACTCACCAATCTGCTTAGCTTTTCTAGCTTGTTTTTTAGCAGCACTTCTTCCAAATAAACCTCCAATTAATGAAGTAGCCGCCATTACTCCTAATCCTACAGGACTAAATGCACCTGCCGCTTTTGTTCCCGCTACCGCTTCTGCCGCCATTACGCACCCTCCGCATTAACGTGCGTTGCTATGCTTAATACCGTCATTGGGTATGGTAAGTCTTGCCGCACTTCTATTAGTTTTTCACGCTCATAATCTGACCCCACAAAGAATCTCTGTTGTCCAGTTTTCAAATCAATAACCTGTCCGGATGAATCTTGTGTATCTGCTACGGGGAATGTTGTTAGTTGCCTCCCAGCTTCACCAACCTTAGCACCCTTAGTCTTAAAAAACCGAACAATAATCTTAGCTATAGCTTTGACTCGGCTTTGTGATAACTTTTGATACAACGCTGGCTCGATAGGCATAGGACGCAACGTAGAAGTGTAGGGCAATCCAACAAGTAAAGTACTATAATAATCTGTTGTTGTAATTTTATTGCTGGATACTGTAGCTTCTTCTATAAACGAACCATCTCCAACAACTTGAACCGTTTTTCCTTCAAGGTGATTTAACCCTGTAATCTCATTGTAAACAGCTTGTACTGTTGCACCAGAGCCAAAGCTAAAGTTATAACTATTAAGTACAGTTGAACCAAGAGACTCTTCCCACCACGGAATGTTAATCCTATTTAAAGGATTTAAAACACTACTGCTTAAAGTGTATTGATTGCCAGTTTGTCCTTCTAATAAATCCCATTGGTAACTTTGACCATCAGTTGTAGATAAAAATATTTCTGATCCCTCAGCAGAATCTTTTAATACCCATTTATAGCTACGATATTTTACAACATCTCCTACAGGATTTCCCATAACTTCTTCTTGCCAAGATTGTATACCTCCATCAACTAACTCCCAAGTTCCAGAGTATATGCTTGAGCCATCTGCAATAATATTTTGAGGAGTATTATATCGAATGTATGCAGAGTTATCTGTTGCTTTTATTTTAAATGTGTTAGTAGTACTATCAGATACTCTATATGGTGTTTCGTTTAACTGGCTAGATATAGTCCCAGTAAGCTCTACAAAGTCACCATTTGAAAATCCGTGTGAGTTGCTTGTTATAACAATATCAGTAGTAATATCAGAAGAGCTAATAGATTTAGCTGTGCCGCTGTCCAGTTTTTTACCAGAATCTACATACCAATCTAAATCTTTGCGGGGATGAAACTTCTCAATGCAGTACTTGCTATCTCGTTTTACACAAGCCCATACAATATCTTCGCCACCATTGTGAATAGATGCTGCACTGTAATACTCACCATCTGTATCGATTCTTGCCCACCCACGAACATTTTGCCCACGCTCATANGTTAGCACACAAGCGTCACCGTTTTCTTTTATGCACCAAATAAACTGGTTAGGTTGNTTTTGAACAAACATTTCAACAATACCAGACTCAGTAATGTCCTCACTAATCAAGTTAAGATCGTTACCAACAAAGGTATCTTCACCCTGCGAATAAACCAACTCACGCACCTTTAGTCCGTCACGTTGCACATATACAATAACATCGTTAGCTACTTCAGCTTGCAATGCAGCAGAGCCGTATGCGTTTTCTACTAACGTAGTAATGTTGTTTTGTGTAATTAAAGAGTCACGGTCTGCCGAACGAATAGATACTGCTGTACCCGCTGTACCCAAGAATAAATATCGTTTGCTTTCCAACCACTTCGGTTCTTCTGGTGAATCGATTGTACGCTTGATTGCATCAGTTGATAGTGTACCGGATAGGAAGTTAAATATTTCACCAAACACAGAAGCAAAAATATCTGCTGGTTGATCTTTAGAACCTGCCATCCATAGTCTGTTTTCAAAAAATTCTGTAGCAGGGCAAAACCCACGATAGGTAGAAAAAGCACCTTCAGACCAATGCAGGGTAGCATCAGGGTCAGCTTGACCTCCTTGTATTTGTGATACTATTGTAGCTGTTGCAGTATTTGGATTTGCAGATTCATCTACTGCTGTAATTTTTACTATACCTTTATGATAAACATTTTCTGCTTCTATACTTGCACTTATAGTATTTGTAGCTATTACAACACTTATTCTTATTTCTGTATTAGCACCTTCTGGTGTATCAGAAGCATATTTAAAATTTCTTGCTACACCTCCAGTAGTATCACCTATAACAACATAATCTATAAAACTACCACCATCTATTCGTCTTTGTATAACAACAGAACCTTTCCAAGTTTCATCTGTTTCAAAAGACCAATTAGAAAAACTAACATCTAATGGGTCACTTTGTGCTGTTCCATTTGAGCTTAGTGTAATTTCTTTTTTATCTGCCGCACGAATATGATCGATAGCCCAATGTGAATCAACGTGACCTGCAAAAAATATTTCTGAACTTGGAGTTAAAGTTACAACACCAGAATATTGATTTCCAGAATTTAAAGTAGAAACATCAATAGTGGTAGATGTAATGTTTACTTCTTGCAAAGGAGGATAAACAAAAGAAATTTCTTCAATAGTAAATGTAGGAGTAATGGTTGCTCTTTTTAAGACTTGAGTTTCTTTTGTAGGACAAGTAAGAATTAATGTATCGTACTTGCGGTTAAACTGAATCTGTCGTAGTTCTGTACTAGTATAAGCAGGTACGGTTCCTGTTACATTAACTACTTGGTCAACACCTGAGTCATCTGTGTAATGTACTTTAGCGTAACTTGTACCTAGCTCTATAACAAAACGAATGTCACTAGAAAAATCAAACTCAATCATACGAGCTGGATTAGTGCCGTCTGGTGTATTTCCAGAACCCGCAAACTGGATAAACTCTGTACCCGCTCTACGTTCTACACCGCCCTGTGGTAATACAAAAAAGTTGTCAAGATCACGACAACCAGTTTTGTAAACCTCTAGGTCATTACGACCATCCATCTTCCGAGATATTTCACCCGCATTGAACGCCTGTGTGTAATTAATAGCCATTAGAATCTAGTATCTTGATGAAACCGTGAAAGTAAAAAGTCGCTTTCTTCCATTTCCCAATACTTGTTTTCTAATGTATCAACGCTTCGGGCTTGTGGAAGTATTACGTTGTTGTATTCTGAAATCAAATTGTTTTGCATTACTTGATCGAGCTGCATAGGAACTGATAGCTTAATAGCTAGGTTCTGCACTACAGCTTGCGTTAGGAATGCGTCTAACGTGTTTACATCTTCAGGTAGGTGTACATAGCATAAGTAAACAGTTTCGTAGTTACAAAGGATTGTACGCCCTTCTACGACCCATTCTGTGCGATCATCGTAGGCTTTCTTATCCTCATATACATTAACAACCCGAACGCAGTCGTTGGGTAGTTGGTATTTGTATTCAAACTTAAATGCTGGTACTTCAGTTAGTCTAGGAAGTTCCGCACGTTTTAATGCACTATTCCACCGATAGGTTCTTAGTACTTCTTCTAATGCTTGATTAAAAAAGATATTACAGAGCTTTGCACTCTGCACAACCGCTTCTTGGTCATTCTGATTGATGTCAAGGGAGGCAATAGTGTCTGCTCCAATCTTAAGCAGGGCGTGATTACATATCTCTACTTTAGTCATACTACCTCCAAAAAAATAAAATGGAGGGCTTACATCAGCAGAGAAGGTTGCTGAAAGCCCCCAAGTTTAATTATGCTTCAGAAACTTGAATCTGAACAACTTTGTCTTCTTCCATACGAACAGACCCGCAACGCATTGCAGAGTAAGCGTAGTAGTTGAAGCGTTTGTCAGCACGTTTCGCAACATCAGTTTCAATGTTGATTCCAACACCTGTACGGATACCAGACTTAACCCAAGCAAAGTTAACACGAACGTTGTCGTCGGTAGAAGATACCGCAGGAACGTCAGATGCAGACCAAGTAAGGTTAGCAACATTAGTATTTGTAGCTACGAAAGGAAGCAAGTTAGAAACAACAATCTTGAAACCATAGAATGTGTCAATAGCACCAGAAACCAATGCTTTAACATTCATAAAGTCAGCAGATGTAGCCTTTTCAGCACCCAACAAATCTTCGATCTGTGTAGGAGTAACTGCCAAGTATGCTTCGTTTAGTGGGTCGTCTAGGTCAACGCCATTCTTCTGCAAGATAGCACGAGCTTCACGAATCTTGTCGATTGTAAGACCTGCGTTTGCTTGCAAGATTTTGTTGCCAGCAGCTAAGTCAGCAGAACCAGCACCAGCTTTACCTGTAGAAGCAGTACCTAATGCACCCTTGATGAACTCAATGTCTTTCTTACGCATCAAAGAAGAAACCTGACGCATAACATACTCAGACTCAGGGTTGATGAGTGTCTGAACCTTATCGAAACGGTCAAGCAACAAACCAACTTCATAGTTAGTTAAGTCCAACTTACGACGCAAGTGTGAAATGCTATCGCTAGGTGAATCTGTGTCTGATCCTGAATCAACTACTGCTGTAGCAAATACAGATCCCAACTGATCGTAGTATGCATCTTCACCAGTTACGGTGTCTTCAAGAGACATACCAGTAAACTTACCGCCTTTTGTTTCAGCAACAAGATCAAGAGTCTTGCCATACTGATTAACAAACGCAGTATCAATTCCATTCAAAAAAGCCATTATAATCTCCTTGTTTTAAGTTTAGGCTCAATTAATTAATAATACACTAATCGGCTCTGATTATCTCACAAGGAGGTCTTGCCTACCATTTAACGTCTGGTTGGACGGCAACTTAGGTGGGTCTTGCGATTGTCCACCCTTCGTTGCATATACCTTTAACATATTATAATTTTATGTCAAGTCTTTTTATCTGTTTTCTTTCAATCTAAATTGCTTTTCACCTAGAGTATTTCTTTTCTCCAGAATATGGGAAGGAATCTTTTCGCCCCTTTTGATGTATCCTTTGATTTCTGTTTCAACATCAAATATCTGATCTGTTAATCCTGCCATCGTGCTTGTTTGATGATGCCCAATTTCAGGGTCGTCTTGGAAGCGTGTAGCAATATTAGCTAGTGTGGTTGCAAGTGCAGGGTCACGCAGTAGTCCAGAGTCGACTGCAAACTGCAAGTTTTCCTCTGGCATACCGTTGGCTTTAAGCATAGCAGTAATGCCATTCATCATACCATCGTAGCCATCACCCCACTCACCCCGAAGCTCTTTATCCATAGCCTCGTCGGCTTCCTTCATTGCTGTGTTGGATTCTTCGATTTCTTGAGCAACCATTCCAAGATACCAATCAACAAGTCCCTCAGCTTTTTCTGAACTAGCTCCCATTTGGTATGCTTGTTCTTTAAACCCCTCAACCGCTTTCTCAAAGAATGGAGCCGAATCTTCGCCAACAAGTTCTCGAAACTCATCACCAACCGTAAAATCATATCCGTCAGTACTTTCAGGGCGACCAAGTTTGCCATAAAACTCAGCCCACTCGTCTTCCGTAGCGTCAGGTTTAGGTATATCACCCTTTTTACCAGCGAAACTCTGAAGCTCCTTAATGTACTTTCCAACTTCTGTAGCATCTTTGCCCTCCAAGTTCTTCCAAAAGCCAGCATCTTTTACTTCGTCATCCTCGATCTGGCTTAACATAGAGCCAACAAATGACTCTGGCTGTGTGTTGCTTTCCTCAACAGGTGTTTCCACTACTTCTTCTGTCGTTACTTCTTCAGTTGTTACTTCTTCACTCATAATCTTCCCTCTCTATTTCTTTCATATTGAGTTGTTTTTTAATAGATAGAATCACACTCCGTAGAGAGTTCATCTTAGATTCAATGATGGGGTCGTTGTATTCGGTGTAATCTTCCCACTTGCAAATCTGCACAAGAAACCTAGCTACCAAACAAGCGTTGTTATTTGCCGGGTCAAAGACCTCAATGAACGCTCGTCTTGTTTCTTCTGATAAATCCTTCTCACTGTCCCACATAAAGTCGTAGGTCACTTTATCAATTATATCCATTAACCACCCATTGCTTGTTGTGTTATTTGTTCAATTAACTCAGCACCCGAACCTTCTTCAGGAGTCTTTTGAGTTTTGACGTATGCGTCACTTAAAGTTTGTGCATTAGCCCGTTGTTCCGCAGCAGCTTGTGCTTCAGCACGTTGACCACGAATTTCATCAACCTCTGCTTCTGATAGCTGTAGGTCAATCGGAACCATATTAACTTCTTGAATAAATCTTGCAGTTTTATCTGCATTTACGTTGTCTAGAATCTCTGGCTTAAACTGTGCAATCTGCATCATTTGCTGCATTGCTGTCATTGTTCCAAACAACTCAATCTGCCGTGAAGCGATAGATGCTTTACCAACCAAGTCAAACTCAAGAGTCGCACCAGATAGTTCTTCTATTTCAAGCTCTGGGAACATACCCGCTCGTAGCATAATACCAAACGAACGCTCTAAGATTGGTGTAACAAAGTATTTATTCAAACGGTTCACCGCAGGTGTTAAGAATTGCAAAGATAAGTTAAGTCTTTCTTGCGACTCAAACGCTGTCATATTTTGCTTATTAAGAAGCGGGTTGAACAGCGGAACATAGAACGCATCTAAAATCTCCTGCTCTTTCTTTTCAATCATCTGGTCGTTGACGATTACGTTATCCATTGGGCGTAACTGCTCAGGCTTGGATAGCGGGTTGCCAGCGTTCCAGTAAATGATAGAACCAGAATCGTTGCTGATACGACGAACACTTCCGTCATTCGGAGCCAACCACGGTGGATTGGAAACACGTTCTGCACCACGGATGCGGGACACTTCCATACGGTTAATCATAGGCATTGTAGCAAATACTTCCAACGCAGGTGAGCGTCCGTACTTCTCATAGTTTGTTTTATAAAACCGACCCACCGAGTAGGGCATTTCATCAAACCCTGACTCCAGAACCAACTTGCTACCCTCCAGAGAAATATAATATGAAGCAATAGGCTTCTCAGTCTTCTCAGGTGAGTCGGGTACAAACTTGTTTCGAGGCATTACAATGTGGATAAATGTAAATTCTTTTGTAGAACTCTTAGGGTCTTGTGCTAAATCAGCGATGTTTTCAGGGCAATCATCACCAAACTGCTGAACAGCCTGACGAGCAGTTAGCTTGAACTCACGGATAACTGTGTCAACCTCACCTAGATAGTTTTCGCAGAAGTAAAATTGATTGATATAGTGCGAACGGAAGTTAAGTATACGCTTCGCAGTTGGCTCACAATACAGCGATGTAGTACCAATGTAACCACAATGGTCAATACATTGTCCCATCTCTTCATAGAAGTTAGACTCTTCGATTGCCCGAACAAACTTCTTAGTAACAGAACTTAATGCCCGCACCACGTTGTCGCTCTGCTGTAGGTCACGGTTCTGCGGTACAACACGAATCCAGTTCTGCCCCTGAGGAAATAAGTGGCTCATCATACCAGCCGTGAACATACGACGAGCTTTGATACCAATGTCGGTTATACGTTGCTCATCATCCCGCTGACCCTTAGATCGTTTGCTTTGGATGTTATCAGCACTTGGGTTGCAAAACTCTGCCGCTGACTCGTAAAGATTTTCGAAGTTCTGCCGTTCAGAGCTAGACTTCTCACGCTTATACATTGTAATTAAAGAAGATACTTCCATTAAATTATCATCCCGCCCTCAGGGCTTATAGATTCATTGTTTCGAGCTGCAATACCTTTTTGACGTTGTTTTAAATACTTGTCATAAGCTGTTTGTCTTTCTCTTTTTCTGTTTTCTACTCTCTTTCGTTTTTGACTTTGTTTTCCACTAGAACTACGAGCTGCTTCAATTTTTTGAGTATATATTGGATCAAAAGTTTCAATCGTTTTAGCTTCGGCTATTGGTGTACTTTTAGCAGCCTGTGCAGCCGCTCTAACGTTAGCTAGTTGGATAGGTGCTGCACCCAACAATTGTCCACCCGCTCCCATCCTTTGCCCTCTAGTAACATAGGCTCCTGCTCTTTGACGACGAGCCGCTTCTTGACGCATAGTAGGTGCAATTACTTCTGCCGTAACATCCTCTGCTGGCGGTGGCGGGGCTTTTGGTGGTGGTGGTGGCGGGGGTGTGCTACTATCTCGACCCATAACTTAATCTCCTGATCCTGTCCAGTTTATAAAACTTCAAGGGTTTGTCCCCTCGTTCAAACGCAACCCAAGTTAACTCGTATGGGCAAATCTCATATAGACGTTTTATGTCTCCTGCTGCATAATGTACATACCAGCAATCAAGTTTGTCAAGTTCTTTTTCAGAGTTTTTTCCTTCTAAAAGATTTTTATTGTGCATAACCGCCATAACAAACAAGCGGTTGTCGCTATACACCACCCCAGTTGTCGAGTAGTGATGTATCAATTCCTCTAACTCGCTCCCATAGCGGTCTTTGGCTTTCTGTATTGGCGTGTTCATTGACGTACTCCTGTGCTGAACCAACTCTCGTCGGTAGGTTCTTAGCCATACCTTCTCCTAAGTACGACTCTACTAAGTTTAAATGGATTGCCATTACCATAGTGCGGAAGGCATCCGCCCCGTGGGAGTGTGCATCGTGTACTGGTCGCCCTGCTGACCCCTCACGGTAGCTATCTAGATGTTCTAGCAAGTCTTGACACCGCTCGTGGATGCAAACATCACGCATCATACGTCTACATATCTCAATATCTTGCAAGACTGAGTTGGTCTTTGGTACTCTTCTAAAGTCTATACCCACCTCTTTGGCTCTGGTAACCAGATCACCGAACAACATACGCTTGGATACATCGTGTGGGGCGTAGTGTCCACCATAATTGTAGTTTTTGCTGTTGATTACTGTAGCGTAGTCCTCAATCTTCTTACCTGTGGACTCGTGGTAATCAATAATAAAGGGCTTTCCATCGACCAACTGAGCAAACACAATGCTAGTAGCATCACTAGTTCCCAAGTCCCAAAAGGTATAGACTCGTCCAGAGCCACTATAGTTTCCAAAACGCCCTTCATT